CGATGACTGTCGATCAGTACATTGAAAAAGCAAGCGATGATGCCAAAAAGATGTATATGCAACGCATTTGGGCGATGGATAAGGAGCAAGTATTCCACGAATTAATGCGAGTTCATGCCGAAAGTTCCAAGCTATTGATGCAAGCCCAGGCTGAGTTAGAGCATTTGCGCTCACTTACGGGTGATTTGGGTGATGACGACCAGCGACATTGAGAAATTAACCCAAGAGCGCTTACTGTACAAAACCGAAATGCTCAAAGCTATTGCTTGTCGGACTAAGCGCCAAAAGGTAAAGTTAGCAGATGAATGGAAAAAGAACTATTCAAACATGACTTATGTGGCGCTTATTAATCTAGCCCGTAACCACGAAGCCAGATTAAAGGTAGCGTATTGGGATATTCCGAACTTTGAACTAAAGAAACTAAACAAACACCAATGAAAAAGACCGCAGCAGTCGTTACCGTAACCACGGGTCGCAAAGAGCTAGAGCGCTGTTTACGGGGTGTGGCACACCAATCGTACCCATGCACCCATTATGTGTTGTGCGATGGCGAGGATGACCACGCAATAGCCCAGTTCTACGATATGACTAGGGATTACGCTAAGTACGAAGCCCGTTGGTCCTATTGGGGTAATACCATTGGTGGTAATGGCTGGTTGGGTCAGCGCTGGTTAGCTGCTGCGCCACAGCTTATTACTGAGGATGTGACTTTCTTTTGCAATGACGATGATTGGTATGACGAACATCATGTGAAGTCCATAATGGAAAAGATTGACCAAGGATATGACTGGGCGCATAGCTTACGCAAGGTGTATGACAAAGACGGCAAGTTTTTGTTTCACGATGATTGCGAAGCCCTAGGGGAAAACCACCACGCCTGGAATATTGAAGGACATCATTTTGTGGACTGGTGTATGTGGGGTATGAAAACCGACAAACTGCAACCGATTGCCCATATTCTCAATCGTAAAGAGCTAGCGGTGGATCGTCACTTTTATCAAGCAGCTAAACAAATTTATCCAAACTTTGCTTGCACCAACAAACACACCTTTAACTTTCGCTTAGGTGGCGGGTGCGGTGTGCAAAAAGAGTTCTTTGAAATTTGTAACCGTTGGATGATGGAAAAATTTAATAACACGTTACCTTGGATTACCACATGAATTTTAATAAACAATTGTTTTATCAGTTTTGTTCACAGCTTCAGATTGAAACCAAAGAGCAAGGCTTAAAAAAGATGGGCAAGTTGCATCAGTTCCATCCCCATGGACGTTTGCCCCCGTGGCATTTGGCTCATATTCAAACTCGTTTGCATCGAATACCCCTGTATTTACATCATCCGCGCCTCCGGCAGTCACAGCTCAAACTTTTAACACTGGTGGATCATCGCCTATTTATCCAGTTACATTATATCAATATAACGTCAGCTACATAGGAACATACCCATGACAATCCTTCTCAATGCAACAAGCGGTATAAGCGGGTTAGATGGGACAGCTGCGGTTCCAGCCTATCAAGGAACGGATGCTGACACTGGAATCTTCTTCCCTGCGACTGGTGCTATTGCCATATCAACCAACGGGGTTGAACGATCACGCACAGAATCTAACGGAAACACAGGCTTTGGCGTAGCATCGCCACAGGCAACGGTGTCCATTAAGGCTGGCACTGCATCAGTCGCCCCTATCAACATTGCTGCTGGCGTGGTGTTAACCTCAGCCGCAACAGGGACGATTGAGTTTGGAAGCCCGTCTGCAAACCCAATCTTCATGGGGACGCCAAATGCTTCACAGCGCGGTGTTATCCCAACGGCTCAGTTTTTTTCCCTAAACGCTGTAAGAACTGGCCCCACGGCAGCAACCACATTCTCCATCTTTGGCGTTGGGTGCAACTTAACGGCGGCTGTTCGATACGCATATGAAATTTACTTTTCAACGGCAAAGACCTCGGCCAACGCTGCGGCAATCCAATACGCACTTGCTGTAACAAGCGGAACGCTGACATCGCATCAGTATACGGTCACTTCCAACACCGCAGCTTTGGCACTTACTCCTGCTGCTGCTAACCAAATGGGTAATAATATATCGACAGGCTTCTCAACGCTTGTGACTGTATCCGCTGCTTCTGCTGCTGCTGCATCGAGCCATAACGTGCTGATCAAAGGCATCATCGACGTTGCAACTGATGTTGTGGGCTTGAACCCGCAGTTCGCATACAGCGCAGTTCCGACAACTTCGACTATTATCCAAGGGTCTTACATGCTAATCTACCCGATAAGCGTCACTGGTGCGAACACCAACGTCGGCACTTGGGCATAAGGAGGCGTAGATGTCCACTCTTAACGTAGCAAACATCCTGAACCCAGCCTCATCAGGTTCTCCCGTAACCAACATTACAATGGACACAAGCGGCAACGTAACGCTTGGAAATGGTTTGACAGTTCCCGGCGCAACTGTTCTGAACGGGTCGTTTAAGCCTCCGTATTCCTTTATCCGCAACCGTCTCATCAACGGCAATATGACCTTCGATCAGCGCAACGAAGGAACCGCTGTGTCGGCGACAACAACGGCAACATTGACGTATATCTTGGACCGTTGGGCTTACTATGTTTCCGCTGGCTCAAAGTTCACTATGGGCCGTTATGCTATGAGTCCGGTCAGCTCAATCAGTTATCCATTCCAGTATTACCTTGGGGTGATCTCGTCATCGGCATATACCCCGGGGACATCTGACTACTTTGCAGTTGAGCAGCCCATCGAAGGTTACAATGTGTCTGACCTTGGTTGGGGGACAACCTTTGCTGAGTCTGTAACTCTTTCGTTCTACGTCTTTAGTTCTATCACAGGGACACACAGCGGGGCGTTGACGAATAGCGCAAGGAACCGTTCTTACCCATTTGTGTTTAACGTCGATTCTCCCGGCGTTTGGCAGCGTGTCAGCGTCACTATCCCCGGAGACACGACAGGAACATGGCTGACCACCAACGGTGCTGGAATCCGTGTGCGCTTCAACATGGGAGCTGGTTCGTCTTTCCTAGGTGCAGCATCAACATGGGCATCGGCAAACTATGTCGGCGCGACAAGCTCTGTAAACGTCGTAGCAGTATCTGCCGCCACATTCTATGTCACTGGTGTTCAAATTGAAGATGGAGCGGTTGCCACCCCGTTTGAAGAAAACTTGTATGGTCACGAGTTGTTGGCGAACCAACGCTATTACCAGAAGTCATTTGCGCAGGGGACAGCCCCAGCACAGAACGCTGGCTTGGTCGGCGCGGTGACGTTTGGGCAAATTGTAGCAGCATCAACGGCAATGGCTGCTGGCCCCATAGCATTGCGACCAACAATGCGAACGACACCTACAACTATCACGTTCTACAACCCATCTGCCGCCAACGCTCAGGCTAGGAACATCACAGTTCCAGCTGATTTCACGGTTACAACTGCTGTCAACTCAGGTGAAACTGGGTTTGGTTTCACGGCAACGGCTGCTGCTCTTACAGCAGCTGGCAACCAGTGCGCAGTTCACTACACGGCTGAAGCGGAAATTGCATAATGGACATGCAGCAGATCATTAATATCCTTATTGGCGTTGTCATGTCTGGCCTTGGCTGGTTTGGCAAGGCTTTGTGGGATGCTGTCGGAGAGTTGCGCAAAAACGTGCATAAGATCGAGGTTGATCTTCCCGCAAACTACATTCGCAAGGATGAGTTCAAGAGCGAGATCAAAGAAGTGAAAGACATCCTCGGAAAGATATTTGACCGTCTTGAGTCGAAGGCAGACAAATAATGGACCCGTTGACAATCCTTGCTGTTGCCCAAACCGCATACAGCGGATTGAAGGTCGGGATAGCTGCTGGAAAAGAAATTCAGCACATGGCAAAGGATCTGTCAGACCTGTGGGGTAGTCTTGCCAAACTTACGCAGATAGCAGCGGAGCCACCCAAGAAGACATTCTTCAACACCAAAGGCGCAGAGCAGATTGCTATCGAACGGTATACTGCCAAAGCTGAAGCTCTTGATTTAACGCTTAAAGCCAGAAACCTGTTTGTTGGTACATACGGACTGGCGGCATGGGATCAGGTCCAGCGTGAGGTGATCAACATCCGCAAGGAGATTGAACGCCAGAGATGGGAAGATGAGAAGGCTAGGGCCGCTAAACTGGAAGAAATCAGGGAAGCGACCGTAGTCACTCTTATCGTTATGTTTGGTTTAAGTGTGATCCTTTGCATAGGAATTATACTTTTAGGGGTTAAAGGGCAATGAACGAATCAGAGGCCGCTCAAGTTAAAATGCAGGAAGTGCTTGCGGCATCAGCCAGCAAGGGCGCACTGATTGAAAAAATTGTGTTTGCGGGTATTCCAATCTTGTTTTCGTGCGTGGTTTATTTAATGACCGCCCTTAGCACCGCCAATAATGAAATCATTCAGTTGAAATCCAGAGTTGCCATTGTGGTAAACAGCGAAAACAAAGCTATTCCCCCACAAGGAACAACCATCGACATGGCTCAGATTAGGGAGCAGTTGAACGACAAGATTGATAAGGTCGAGAGAGATGCAGCTTTAGCCCGTGCGGCTATGACGCTAGACCGCGAGAAGTCGATGGCTGCTATTGACCGGCAACGTCTTGAAATGAACGCGGATGCCTCAATAGCTCGTGCAGCAATTCGAGCTGACGCTGCCGCTGCCCGCGCAGAACTGGACAAACGAATTGCACTCATTGAAGCGAGGATAAAGTGAATGGACCTTTCAAAGATCGGTGGCCTTTTGGCCCAAGTAGCACCAACCGTGGCGACGGCACTTGGTGGGCCATTGGCGGGCCTCGCAGTGAAAACGCTCTCAGAGGCTTTGTTAGGGCATCCGGATGCAAACGAATCCGATGTGTCAGCCGCGCTAATGAGCGCAACGCCAGAGCAGTTGCAGAAGCTCAAAGAAACAGACGCCACTTTCAAGTTAAAAATGAAGGAACTGGACATTGATCTTGAAAAGATTTCAGCAGGCGACCGAGACAGTGCGCGAAACATGCAAATCCGCACTAACGACTGGATCCCACGCGCTATGGCTATTATGGTCACGTTTGGGTTCTTTGGTATCTTGGCTTGGCTCTTGGTTAGAGGCGTCCCTCCTAGTGGTTCTGAAACTCTTATTTACATGCTGGGCGCACTTGGCACAGCTTGGACGGGAATTGTTCAATTTTACT